CTATATGGGGATCATCCATTTAAAAGCCTTGTTATTGATACTTTGGACTGGTTGGAGCCATTAGCGTGGAAGGCGTTAATGCAAAACCGGCCCCAAAACGAAAAAGGTTTGGAGGTAAAAAACATAGAAGACTACGGCTTCGGCAAAGGATATGCCATGGTCGATGATTGGTGGAGGGAATTATTATGGAAATTGGATGGGTTGCGAATAACTATGGGAATGAACATTATCGTTATCGCTCATTCGGAGGTAAAACCTTATTCTCCGCCAGAGTCAGAGACATACGACCGTTATCAATTAAAACTCCACAAACGGGCGTCAAGTTTATGGCAAGAGTGGGCAGATACGGTCCTGTTTGCAAATTTTAAATCTACAATAAAAAGGACTGAGGAGGGTTTTAAAAAAGAAGTTAGGAAAGGTGTAGGCTCTGGCGAACGAGTCATTTATACAGAGGTAAGGCCAGCTTTTCAAGCCAAGAGTAAATGGGGCCTTCCCGCAGAAATTTTAATAGGCCAAGATAAAACCTGGTCGGCTTTTCACCGAGCCATGAACGATGCTACTGGGGGACAATACTTTCCGTCCTTCGGATCGTAGCGTCTTTCCTTTGTTAATTTTTTATTCAAGCTGTAAACATAATATAATCAAGGAGTAATAATGTTAGATCTAAATAATGCTGCTAAACAGTCTGAGTTTGCGGGTGTAATCCCCAAAAATTCCATGGTTAAATTGAGGTTAGAGATTAGGCCACCAAGCGAAGAAAAACAATCGAACGAACACCCTGCGTTGTTTGTGTCGAACAGTAACTCAAACAACCATTGCCTTGATATAGTTTTCCACGTAATCGCAGGGACTTATGAAAACAATAAAATATACTCAAACCTGGTTGTTGTGGGCTCTGAAATGGCCTCCGCTATCTCAACGAGACTCCTACGGGCAATCGTTGAAGGTGCCAGGGGTATCAATCAAGACGACACGTCTGACGTAGCCAATCTTGCGAGAGACATAAACAATGATCCATGGAACCTGGACAATTTGGAGTTTGCAGCGAAAGTTGGTTATGAAAAAATAACGGCAGGAGACAAATACGTAAAAAATAAAATCCAGTTAGTACTTAGGCCAGGTATAGATACAGAGTACCAGCAAATTATGGGAGGAGGGGAAATAATAACGGAAGAACCCATCCCGGAAATACCAACGCTTGATAACGGTCCTGGCCCTGGTAGCAACCAAACATATAACCCTAACCAAAACAACGGGAATGGTGGCGGCAATCGCAACCAAACATATAACCCTAACCATAATAACCAGGGCCAGCCCCAAAACGTGGGAAGACAAACATACAACCCTACCCAGGGGCAGCCAAGCCAGGGGCAAGGCCAGAACGGGCAACCAAACTGGACATAGTTGCGCCCTTTTATAGTCGGTTATTTATCCAAATATAAAACACAATTTTAAAAAAATAAACCCGTCGTCTGGATCAAGGACGGCGGGCTTATCGAAGGAAAAGACAAAAATGAACAAAATTAATCTACCGCCATTGAAAGAAAAAATCAACAACAATTTAGATCCAATAAAAACACCAGGTGATACACAGAGAAACTCTGCCGCCCACGGACCAGTATCATATGATGCTGAGCCGGAGGTAATCACAGTTAATAAAAACAACCCTCTTGTACAATTTGATATCCAAAGGGCTGCCCTGGACAAGATTAAAACGTATCAGTCTTTAAAAGTTGATGTCGATAACCCAAAATCGGTCAAGGGAGTCAAAGACGCAAAAAAGATAACCAGAGATTTAAGGTTAAAGGTCCAACGACGAGAGAAAGCGCTTGATGCTGGACTGGTAAAAAAAAGGAAGGCTCTCAAGTCAGATGCCGGGGCTATAATCCGAGAAATCAAGGAAACTGAAACATATTTAGTCGCTGAAATCAAAAAAGACACGGACCACAAGGCGAAGCTGGCTGAGGAGGCAAGGCTTGTCGAAGTTGCCAGGGTTGAAAAACTTGAAAAAAACATGAGGATCTTAGAAACGCATTGCGAATCCGGATTGATATCTGGGTTAACGGCAGATCAAATCCAAGAAAAATTAAATTTTCTCAATACAATAGAAATCCCGAAGGATATTTTTCAGGAAAAATATCAATCAGCGAACGACCTATTGAGCCATGCTATTGGCTCTACTATTGAAAAGTTAGCTGACAGGAAACGCTTTGAGGACGAAGAAATCAAACGGGCAGCTGACATGGCAGCCTTAAAAAGACAGGAGGAAATTAATGCCCAAACCTCTTGGTTTAATTCAACCTTTGGCTGGAATTCCTCCCTGGAAAGCATGGAAAAAGGTCTGGGCTTGTTGGGAAACTCAACATTTAGCGATCACTTAAAAGACCTTGCAGAAACGCAAAAACTACAGGCCCAGGATATCCTTGTCGGTGCCAGGGCGAAAAAAGCGGAACAAGACCGTTTGGACCAGGAAAAAGCTGACCGGGAGGCGCAGGAGAAGGCAAAAAATGAATGGAATGAAGCCCATATTATGAATAAAGCATGGGATGAAGCCAATGCCGCAGTGTGTGCAGATGCCATTAATTTTGAGCTGCCGGAAAATATTAAAGAGGTTGTCGATGAGGTGGAAGAAAAAGAGGATAGAAAGCCAAAGCACAAAAAAAAAGAACCAAGGACCGAGCAAAGAAGTTTTATTGAAGCTTCCATCAAATCAGTAAAACAAGAAAGCGAGAACTTGCAGTCTCTTATCACAAAAAACCCTTATGAATTAACCCTTTATCTCTCTGACAAATCTGGGGAGCCCCTGCCCATCATGTCTGGGACTGACGGGCTGTCTCCTATTCTCAATTCGATCAAAGCCATACTTGCCGATAGGTTGGCAAGCTTCCAACGATGAGGTGCCGCAAGTGTCGCCGCTGGATGAAACGGAGACTATTTATAGAGGGGCATAAATGTGTCTGGTGGTTTTGGACATGTTCTTGCGGTAATAAAATTACTACTAAGGAGACGAAATAAAATGTGCCAAAAAAATATCAAATTAATCAAGATCAAAGGCAAAAATCTGTTCGCTTATTTGCTTGCAATATTTTTTATTGGAGTGATGGTTGGACAGGTATGGCGGATACTCCAGGTAGGATTTTAAAATGATCATCCTGAGATCAAGGCAGAGCATATTTGTTAAAAAATGTGTTTCTGCCTTAACAAAACATAAAAATACTCTGGGCGTGGCTAATACGGGCTTTGGTAAAACGATTGCTTTGTCTGCAATAACCGGCAAAGTGATCAATAAAAAGAAGAAAGCCCTTATAATGGCTCATCGGGATGAGCTTACACGACAAAATAGCGCAAAATTTAAACTGGTAAATCCGGATATACCAATATCCTTATTTAATGCTGACCAAAAATCGTTTGCGGGCCAAACTGTGTTTTCCATGGTACAAACGCTATCCATGGAAAAAAATCTTGTCCAAATGCCATCGGTTGACCTGTTGGTGATAGACGAGGCCCATCATTCAGCCAGCGATACGTACCAGCGAGTCATAGGCCGGGCGTTGGAATTAAATAAAAAAGTTAAAATTCTTGGGGTGACAGCAACCCCTGAACGGTCTGATAATAAAGGGTTAAGGAAAACCTTTTCGAATGTGGCTGACGTAGTGACGATAACGGAAATGATACAGGCAGGGCACCTTGTACCTCCCAAGGCATTGGTAATAGATATCGGCACCCAAGCGCAATTAAAGGATGTCAAAAAAACAGCTGCTGACTACGACCAAGCCGAAGTAGAGGCAATCCAAAATACCAAGTACAACAACGATCAGATAGTGACCAAATGGTTAGAGCTTGCTTCTGACCGGCCAACAGTGGTCTTTTCTTCCACGATTTCTCATGCTGAGGACGTGGCGGAGGCGTTCCAAAACGGCGGGGTTGATGCCAGGGCGATCCATTCGCAACTTGGGATCAAAAAACGCCGGGAAACATTGGAAGCATTTAACAACAGAGAATTTCCGGTCCTGGTAAATCCCATGATTTTGACGGAGGGATGGGATTGTCAAATATGTTCATGTATAATACTTCTCCGGATTTCCTCGCATAAATCGGTGGTTATTCAAATGGTTGGCCGGGGCCTGCGGAAGGTGGATCCTGAGCAGCATCCAGGGGTGATAAAAAGAGATTGCCTTGTCCTTGATTTTGGCATTTCTCTTCTCAACGCCGGAGATCTTAATTCAACCGTAATTTTGAAGGATGATGGAAAGGCAGGCGATCCAGAGGATGCACAAAAAAAGACCTGCCCTGATTGTGAATCGGAATTGCCCATCCAAACTATGGTGTGTCCTTTGTGTGGATATGAGTTTAAAGTCGAATTGAGCGATGACGGATTTTACGATGAAATTGCCGAATTGCGGTTGATCGAAATAGATTTGATCAACAAGTCTCCCTTTCGCTGGATACATTTATGGGAGTCCGACCGGATATTGATTGCTAATGGGTTTGACGCCTGGGCATGTGTTTGTTCTGCCAACGGCGAAGATTGGTTTTCCATCGGCGGCATGGGGCAAGACGCTAATGTTTTAGTTGTCTGCGATAGACCAGGGGCTATCGCATCAAGTGATGATTTTATGCGACAGAACGAATCCTCCAGGACAGCAAAAAAGGCGGCAAGATGGCAAACCCAACCGGCCAGTCAAAAACAGATGCAAATTTTGGCAAGGGAGCTTGGTATGTGCCAGCAATTAAACAAGATTCAGGCGGCGGCATACCTTACTTTTTACTTTAATAGAAAAAAAATTGAACGATTAATGGGGGTTTGACCCCCGGAATCTTTTTAATATTGGATGTTTGAATCATGGGAAGAGGAAATAATTATGGAATTTGACCTAAAAACCCTGGCCGCTTTTTTGACAGAAACCGGCCTTATGCAAAAAAGTTTTGTGGAAATGAACAAAACAGAAATACTCCATTTTTGTGAGCAGGTCCATTGTGCA